TAGAAACGAGCAGCCTTCGGCTAGACCCGAAATGCGCGGGCCTCAAAGCTTAGATTTGGACAGCCTTCTTTCGGGGCTGAAGACGCGAGAAGTAAATTTGGGCGGATCGCAGAATGATGAAAACGAGTCTATGATAAGCGCTGCGTCATTGCGGGATGGACAAAACTCAAATTTACCAAAGAGGACTAACCGCAGAAAGCAGCGTTCAGATAAGAACACCATTTCACTAGATATTTAACCAATCTGCGTCTATGCTGATTCCGATTACATGTTTTCGCAAAATTAAATGCGAAAATATGTTATAATTTTACTTTTGCAATACGTAACATATATTGTATTCGTAAAATCCAAACTGAAAATAGATATTCTAATGAATACATCCTGCCTTGGACATGTCCGCCTTTACGTCTTCTATCATATCGCTAGACGATGTAACATAATAATCGGGCAATATAGCATGCACAATCGCCTTTAAACTACCTATCGCAAACCGTCTAGCTAAATACATGGAAAACCAAAAATGCTGGAAATAACTCATGCACACTGTTTTGGGGTGCGTAAATGAAAACATTATATAAGTTGCCTATAAGCAATGCGTATATATTAAGAAATGCACATATTTTAATTTCAACTGTTATACGCCTGCTTGACCATGGCTAAAAATTCCTCCTTCTTCTCACTATAGTCAACAATCGGCTTTGGATATGATATTGTCGGATAATCTGATTTATACCACTTATGAATATCCTTTGATGGGACATCGCGCAGTTCAGGGATCCACATTTTAATATACGATGCATCCTTGTCGTATTTCTTAGATTGTTCCCAAGGACTCATTACACGAAACCACGGCATTGAATATGCCCCGCCGCCCACAACTGACGCCCAGTTTCCCAGATTGGACGCCACGTCATAATCCACCAACTGTTGTGCGAAATATTGCTCGCCGTCTTTCCAATTCAACAAGAGCACCTTTATTAATACAGTCGCTACTAACATTCGAGCACGATTATGCATATAGCCTGTATGATTCAATTCTCGCATGCCCGCGTCAACTAGCGGAAATCCCGTTTCCCCTCGTTTCCATGCAGTCAGCCACCTTTCATTGTTTTTCCATTTTATGTTTCGAAACGCCTCATTGTGAAGCCTGACCAATGTATCCGGGTAAGCAAAAAGCAAGTGTGCGAAAAAGTCTCTCCATATGAGTTCTCGTAAAAACGATGCATGCAAACTATAACGGATTTTAAATGCATGGAATACCTCACGTACGGAAATACATCCGTATTTGAGGTAGGCGGACAATCGAGAAGTTTCGACAGACATTATGTCGCGCGTATCATCATAATGATTCAGGTTTTTTACAGCATTTTTCAATCGCTCGAGCCCCAAATCTCTTCCTCCGTGAACCGCGAGTTCATTATTCAGAGTTTTTCCAACAAACTTAGTCATTGCATTATCCAATTCAATATTATGTTCGTGCGATTTCGCAAAGTTTTTAATTGTTTTACGATTTGGAATATCCACATTTCGCAACAGCGCGTCTTCGTAAAACATGGTGAATTTTTGATACATTTTATGATTCTTATTTCCAATGGTTCCTGGAACATGTAGATAGTAATCGTCACTCATCTTACATTCTATTCCCATAGACAAACACAGTTTCTTTATACTTTCGTCTCGTATTATAGCATAGGGTGTATAATCACGATTAAAATAAATGCTGTCTATTTTCAGTGTATGAACCAATTTGCTCAATACATCTAATGATTGACCATACATGGTTATCAATGAACCGCCACTTTCCGTTAATTCGCGCGACAACTGAATCAAACTTTCAATCATAAATTGAATCGAATTTTTTGATTTATAATGATTACGTCCGGTAACTTGTTCGGGTGTGAAGATAAAACATGCATATAAATGTGTTACGTCATTACTTGCGAAATTTAATCCTATATTATCGATTATCCTAAAGTCACGGTGGAATAGAAACAGGCCGTTTCGTTGAGACATTCTATGATAAATATGTATTATCTATAGACGAATTATCTTTATTTAATTTGTATAAACAATCTACTTAAATATTCCTGCTTATAGATTGTATTATGTCTGAATCTGTGTTTGACGCAGAAAACATTATTCCATACGTTGTATATGGAATACGTAGCGTTTTCGATATATCTGTCGATTTATTCTGCTTTACGTGCGATTCAATAAAGGATATTGTAACTAGTAAACAAGCCAAGACGATTGGTGTAAAATTATTATGGACAATAAGCAAAATGTGTGTTTATCTGGAAAGAGGGGGTGTGTATTTATACGATTCGAATGAATATATCCAATATGGAGTAGACCGAGTCATATGTGCGAAAAATGCGGTGTATAAATTTGTTACCAATACGAAGTCGGAGTCGACTAGTTCGAAATGGATTCAGATTTGTAGAGTAGACAAAAATGGTAAAACCTATGTCGAAACCTATGATATCTTACCAGATGAAATGACGGATACAGAATGTGCGGCAAAATTCTCCCGCGCGTATTTATCGGTCTTAAACGAATCGGGTGATTTCCAAGATACGTGTGTTATATTGAAAACTAACAATCTGTATCACGTGGATATATGTAGTCGCTCTGAAATTGTCCTTCATCCGGATATGCCCATTAAACAATGTCCATTTGTGCCTATTTCGGTGAATTATGTGCACCCGGATATGGCCGAACCGATCGACCTATCATTTATAAGTGGCGAAATGTATTGTGTCGGAAATTATCTACTTTCAACCGCATTTGTGCGTAGATGTCTAGAATATCAGCCCACCCCGTTTGTTTTCGATGACCGTTACACAATACAGGTCATTGATTCCAATGTGGATATGCATACATTGACTCACTCTGATTATATGAAAATAACCGAAAACCAAATTGTGATCTGTAAACGACATGTACCCGCAATAGATGCTAAGCCGGAAGACGAAACGCCTCTACAAGAAGAAAAAGAAAAAGAAAAAGAAGAAGAGGAAGAAACGCCTCTACCAGAAAAAGAGGAGATTGTTATCAATAATGCAGCAAAAGAAGAAGAAGAAGAAGAAGAAGAAGAAACGCCTCTATCAGAAAAAAATGGGGTTGTTATCAATAATGCAGAAAAAGAAACGCCTCTACCAGAAAAGGAGTCTATTGTCGATAATGCCGAGGAAGAGAATAGTCAAACCGCTTAAAGATTATTCTGCTACTATAGTACGGGAATGTCGCTGGATTGTCCAAGTGTCCCACACAACAGCGAATTGCATGGTAAATGGAATCTATATTACCATTTACCAAACGACAAAAATTGGGATCTTTCCAGTTACAAGTTGATTGCGAAGGATATTCATTCACTTGATGAGTTGATTGCGGTAAATGAGAATTTATCCGAAAAAATTGTAAAACATTGTATGTTGTTTGTTATGCGCAGCGGAATTACCCCTATGTGGGAAGATGTGCACAACCGAAAAGGAGGATGTTTTTCTTTTAAAGTGGTTAACAAGCAGGTGCATGAAGTATGGAAAACCCTTTTTTACGCTCTGTGCGGAGAATCCCTATGTGTTGATAAACAACACGGTAGTTTGTTGAATGGTATCACCATTTCACCAAAGAAAAGCTTTTGTATTATAAAGGTTTGGTTAAAAGACTATTCGTTGCAAGACCCAGGCGTTTTAATACCAATTGTAAATTTATCAAAACAGGGCTGTTTATTTAAAAAACACGCTCCTGAATTCTAACTTAACTCGCGTATATCGTCTTTATCATTGTATACACAATATTTAGGACATTATTCAATACATGTATAATTTGTATACATGTATTCATACTGAGTGTGATATTTAACTGGGCGGAAGAGGAGCCAAACATAATTTTATCTCGCCTAGAGATGCGACATCGTATTTTACAATCAGCGGTAAATCGTTGCCCAGATACATTTCCAAATGACTGCATAGTGGAGTGCATTTGATGAAATGCGAGAGGCTCTTCAATGAAAATTCACCTTGAATAATCACAGATGCGTCGGGTTTATTGATAAACTCCATGTAGCCATCTGACTCAGAACGGAATATACGCGAACTGGCGAAGTTTCCTTCGCAAGAAAATATTAGATCACTACCTACCGATTTTATTTCTATACGGTCGGATATACCATTCATATCACGGATAATTTTCTGGAAATCGGACGTGGGTAAATTAATTACTGTCGAATACTCTACATCTGGAACGACCAACTCCTCCGTATCTGGCTCTATCAATCTCAACTTTTGACTATAGCACTGCTTAATATCACCGTTATCATATTGCAATCCAAGATGCGATACAATACCGTCGTGATAATCATCATTATCAATATACATCGATAATGTATCATCGTTCGACATGGTCGAAATGACTTTGAACAAGTGCATTGTATTCGCACATACAATCACCTTATCCGGCTTACAATCATACATCTCGAATTTATGTGCATGTAATATGACGTTTACTAAAATCGTATGAGTCTTATCAAAATTTATGATTTTCAACCCACTACTCGTGTATGTAATCGTCGCATCTGTAAGAATGTCCTTGATCGCCGTGATCATATTACGTATAGGCTGTATCTGCACAGTTTTTATAGTCAACACGTTATTTGCTTCGTTCATTATCGACGGTATTATATAAAAACAAACGCATTTGTTTTTATATTTTGTTTACCACTAAATAATAAATGCGGTCTCAATTGAATATATATTGTTAAATAAACATTAATCACACCGTTTATTTCTAAGTTTACACGTTTTGCGCGCTTTTTTTAATGCTATACTTGTTGATTTGCAACCATCTTTCAAAACATGGTAATCTACAATCGATGCATTTCCCCCGGTAATCGAACTTGCTAAACGGGCATACCCCCAACTATCGGCCGTCTGATTTGGACGAGATCCACTCGAATAATATGCCCCACGTCCCTTGTTGACTATCTTTTCTAACGATTTCTGGGTGCATCCGGTGCTCTTGGCTAACTGTCTGGATGGTCGGATTTTATCGATTCCATACAATCGCCGCGCGCGGCTCAGATGGTTTGATTTGCGAGACTTGAACGTCTTTACCTTGGGTCGAGTAAAATATGTGTGACTCTTATACAACCTACGAGATTTATTGATGTTTTTTTGCTGTGTCTTGTAATCCTTCTTGGACAATGTATTGGGTATATATCGTTCGGGTATCCTCATATTCTATACTCACTGTGTATAATATAGGCAAGTATTATTGTAGTTTCCTATATATATGAAACAGGCTGACCGGGTAATCGCAGTATTTATTGATGGAGAAAATATCAATCAAAATCACTTTCAAGTAATCGATCAGGAGATTCGAAAACATGGTCGAATCATTATATATAACATTTATGCAGATTGGACTGAAATCGCACTGAAGAAATGGAACCAGGTGGCTCGTCAAAACGGCTTAATGTGTGTTCATTGTGATAAAATTAGTGGGAAAAATTCAGTTGATTTACGAATGAGTGTAGACATAATGAAAACTTTGTATACAAATGATACGATTGATTTGTATTACTTGGTAACCTCCGATTCCGATTACAGACATGTAATCATGGAGATCAAACAGAAAAACAAAACCGCCTATTGCATTGGAGTGTCCAATGTAAGTCAAACGCTCACATCCGTATGTGATAAATACACCAAAATAGAGGATTTATTGCATAAAGAACCGGTCTTGGTAACTATTGAGGAAATATGGAATGTTGTTCATAAATCTATCTTGGAAAACAAAACAGGTATCAGCATAATAAAGGATGATATACTGCGAAAATACCACGCATTTGACCAAAAGGCATATGGCTACACCAAGTTTTCGGATTTCTTAATGGGTGCATTTGTCGGTATTATTCGCATCGAAGACGGAAATTGTCTCTTGCTATAATATATGAATTATAGTGCGGGGTGCGAAAGACGCATTAGCATTCATATAGCTTAAATTCGTGTATATTTCAATCAAATATACAAGAATATATTCATACGTTTATTATACGTCAAATAGTTCGATTTGAATTCGACTACCTGTTCCCGTTTTCTTTCCAATCACAGTTAATTCATTCATATTTGCATCCGCATCTTTCAACTTCTCCATGGCTTCTTCTATATCAAACAAATCCCCCGTGTCTTCGTTCATAGCATATTTTACACCTTTATATGTAATTGTTACCAATTTCACCTTCGTTTCTTGCGTCTCGTCTACATCCTTTGATGCTAGATCTTGCGCAATTGTTGGATAAGTTGCGAATGCATTGGTTGATACGGTTCCAAAGTTGAAACAAACGAGATTCTCTGATTTATTCTGTTTTTCGTATAGACGACAGTCCATTGCGGTTTCTTTTACGGCATGCAGAATCTGCGAATTTACATGATCTTTTACAAGAGCATTCTCAAACAATTGCTGGTCTGTTGTTATCGCAATTGGAGTAGTTTTAAGATGTCGCACATATCGCTCCAAGAGTGTCGAGTTTGCGGATTCGGCAGCACTCTTTGACGTCAATTTACTTACATCCCTGTTCTTCAAATCGATATGTTTACCGGGGGTTTGCTGTTCTTGCGAAAGAACAGACATATATAAAAACACTTTCACTGTTCTCAAGTCTGGCGGCAAGTCTTGGTGACTGCATATGCGCCGCGCCCGCCCAATCACCTGTTCTAGACGAACCATATGCCAGTATGGCTCAATAATATGAACAAATCGAGTGTTCTTTAGATTGATTCCCTCCGCACCAGAAGCCGTAATCATTAATACGCGAACCACCTCCCCCATATGATTATTTTCATGACCCTGTGTTTGAAATGCAGACACAATACCCGACGGGACTTCCTTCCATTTTGAATTGTAAATGTTCAATATAATCTTCTTTTCTTCGTCACTCTCTGTCCCCGTGTGAAGTGCAAACTTGGGCTTTCCTTTATCACCTTCATCCTCTTCTATTTCCCAGTCACCACCTACCTTTCTAATCTTCAATTGCGCAAATCCATTTGCCTCTAATACCAGTTTGAAAATACCTATACCTTCCATCGAACGGAATTGACTGTATAACAAGTGGAGCCCAATGTTCTTCTTGTCTTGTATGTTTTCCAAGATTTTTAAAAACTTTGGGCTATACATTTGTAATCCACTCTTGCTGAATATTTCTTCTGCTCGTCCCTTGAGCTCGTTTAGAGCACGTAACATTCGCTTTGGATAATCTAATGATTCGTCTGGTTTAGCTGTCTCTTCGGAAACTGAATCTTGGTTATCGAGTGATTCTACACCCTCTAATTCAATGTCGGGTGCGTCTTTCAATACAAGTTTTGAAACTTCTTTATCCAAGACCTCCTCGTCTTCTTCTTCCTCATCTTCCTCTTCTTCTTCTTTATCCAAGACTTCTTCCTCTTCCTCTTCTGTATCCAAGACTTCTTCCTCTTCCTCTTCCTCTTCCTCTTCCTCTTCTTTATCCAAGACCTCTTCCTCCTCTTCTTCTTCCTCTTGTTCTGTATCATCTTTAGCCTTCTTCTTTTTCTGTCCTCCTGCTATTTTTTTCTGCCCACGTCCAGATACAATTTTTTCTTCATCGAAATCCTCTTCACCCATCTCGTCGTCGCCGCCTTTTTCACCATCGCGTTTCTGTGGCCGTCCGGGCGGGTCAGGGAAAGCAAAATTGCAACACATGCGCGACGCAATTCGATATGTCGAAGGAATTTTAAACAAATTCTCCGCCTCTTTCGCCTTGTCTTGCTTGGCCTGTCGCTTCTTGTTTTGTTTTTCGCGTTTACTTTCATCGGCACGTATCTTTTCATATATTCCAAATTGGTATGCGCTCATCTGAACTCGTTCAATATGATATATATTATCATGATCCGATGGAACAAATCTAGGGTATAATCCATCACTCGCACCCTTGAAATATGACGTAAGTCCAAGAATCCTTCTTTGAAAAACACGTTCATTCTTCATATCTTTCGCACCTAATTCCACAAACATTTCCAAAAACTCCTTTGAAACATCGGGCAGAGACTTGTTGTTAACGAGCTTGACCTTGGCCGCATTCTCAACCCGAAGTCCATATTTTCCAAGAATACGAATCACAACCTGTTTAAAATCGGTATCGTTCATATTACCCGTTTCGTCCAACTCCACGCCTTCATAGTCATTAAATGCACCTCCTCCACGCTGAACATTCACACCCGCGGCAATACGTTCTATACGGTTCTCGTCGGTTTCGTCTATTTTGGAACCAGGTATCGGGTCATTGATCTGGACAAGACCGTTCGCATGGGTGAATATTTTGTTTGAATCGGCTATGCGTTTTTTCTTAGATTGTCCTTTTGATACGATTCGACGTTTCTTCTTGGACCCACCACCTCGTTTTAAAGTAGTTCTCGATTTGAACTTGTTTACAAATCCAAATGGGTTTCGCGTTATGGTTAATTGTTGACCGCTAAATTCAACATAATCATAACGATTCAAACCTTCTTGTTTAAACCACTCCATAACAGCATCTCTTGAAGGCGAACTGGCACCCTCCATGATTTGAAATGGAAAAGTCCAAGTTTTGATATAACCGCGCAGAATATTGAACAAAATACCAATCTCATTTGGATAATTGATAATAGGCGTGCCGGACAACAAGACAATGCGTGCATTTGTGGCCGACATCAAATACTCGTATAATTTGTAGGAAATAGACGTCTTCTCGCGCATTTTATTCACAATTCGACTTACAAAATTATGAACCTCGTCCACAATAACGACACAATTATCAAAAGGATTCTTTTTGTAATTATCTGTAATATCACTCATGATTTTTTTAGTTAACCCGTTGTAATTGAGATCCACATATTTTGAACGAATCATCTCGTCCAATTGCTCATTCAAACTCTTTTTGTCGGAATCAGCCAAATCATTGAAATTCGACGCGTGTTTTACGTTCACCATCCACGCACCCTTGCGTTTACGAACATATTCCTCGGGTAAATTCAACGTCTTAGATAGAACCTTCACATAATTGGGCTGTCCGTCGGTCGAAATAAATTCCCAAAATTGGTCCAATTTATATATCGGATCACCACACACCTTCATTTGGTCAAAGAAATTGGCCTTTAATGCAGCGAGCGTGAATACATATATCTTTTTCTGAGATTTCATACCCTCCGCGATTGCGATCGACGTGCATGTCTTACCCGATCCCAAGCCGTGATACAACAATAAACCGCGATACGGAGTATATAAATTCAAATAATCACTCACAACCTTTTGGTGAGTCATGAGTTTGAAGTCGCGTGACTCTCCTTTTGCTGAACTTGTATCGTCACACGACGCAACCTTGTCTGAGTTTGATAATTCACGTTTATAGTTTGAAAACATGGGCATCAATTGCGACAAAAACTTTTTACGATTATTCATATAAAATGACGACGTTTGCAACCTATGCTCAACCACTGCCGACGGGACGCGTTTTTCAAATGTAAGGGTTTCTTCTTGGTCAGACCCGTCTTGGTCAGATTCTTTTGGGGCGGAAACCTCTTGGTCAGACTCCTTTTGGTCAGACTCCTTTTGACCAGAAACTTCTTTTACACCCTTTTTTGCCGGAGGCTTTCTACCCTTCTTTATTACCACCTTTTTTCCCTTTTTAATAGCTTCAATTTGCAATGGTTCTATTTCCAAATCATCACTCGGCATCTCAAACTGAATTTCTTGCGTGATAGACTGTATTTTTTCGGGAGAAGGAGGCAATACACTATCAATCTCGGACTCTTCTAAAATTGCAGATTGCTGTGGTAATTTCTTATTTCCAACGCGATTGATCCCTCGTTTGGCTAGTTCACGCATAATAGATTCACGGTCAATAGTATGAGCCGTCCTAACATCCAATATAAATACTCTATTGTCCTTTTTTCCGGGAGCTTCATCATTCCCTTTTCCGGGGACTTTGCCGTCCCCTTTTCCAAGGCCTTCATCAACCCTTTTTCCAGGGGCTTCGCCGTCCCCTTTTCCACGGCTTTCATCAACCCCTTTTCCGGGGGCTTCGTCCACCCCTTTTCCGGGGGCTCTGCCGTCCCCTTTTCCGGGGGCTTTGCCGTCCCCTTTTCCGGGGATTTCACAGTCTACCGAGTTAACACGCCCATTACAAAATACTCCTACCTCGATACCAGCACGCTGTTTCGTAAGCGGTGACGGTTTTATACCTAAAGCTGCTATATTAATCAAGATGGGCATAATATATTTACCTATATTATCAATATATTATAACGTCATAATTTTTACCAGTCGTATTCATAAAACAAAAAAATGATTCCAATAACTTATTCGAATCATTGTATCCCTTCAGTAAATATCCCACTTAATAATTCTGCAATACACGAAGCGCTTCTTCGCACGCAATCTGTTCGGCCTTCTTCTTGATTTTATGAACACCCGAACCCAACCGAACAAATACACGGCGATTCTCAGACATATATTGGTGAATGTCCGCAAAATTGGTAAATCTGCCTATATCACTTGCCGCACCGGGTGAAACGGAATGTATTTGTTGACCTAAACACAAATATACCGCCATGTGATAACCATGTTCCACACTGTGTTCCGCAAATTCCATGTAATCCGGAGTAACCTTAAACTCTTTCTGTATACGAACTTGCAATATATTTTTGTAATTATCATCATTGCGAATCAAATTAATCCAATCGACATGCTTTTCAAAGACATTCTCGATAAATATCTGCGCCATTTGGAACCCCGGACCCGTAATAAACGTGTTCTCAAACCATCCGTGTTCATCCTTCACATCAATCTTGTTAAAATCGAGGAACAGCGCACCCAGGAACGCCTCAAACAAACACCCCAATTTCTTCAAATTCGTTCGCGTTTGCTTTTGCTCCGCATTTTTAGACAAAATCACCCATTTATGCAAACCCATCTCGTATGCGACACGCCCAATTGCTTCGTTTTTCACAAGAGCAATCTTCTTCTCCGTCATAAAACCCTCATTTTCCTTTGGAAATCGCCTATATAGAATATATTTAGTTATACACTCCAATACCCCATCTCCCACAAATTCCAATCGTTCGTTGGATTTTGTATTGAGTGGTAAACAATCGTCTGGTTTAGGAACAATCACGACACCATTCTGTTCATTCTCCAAATCGGGTCGACGCAGGTGGGAACGATGAATAAATGCACGCTTATATAGTTCACAATTGTGAATCGGCGCGTCGATCCCATATTTTTGCAAAAGTTCACTAATATCCGTTTTTGAAATAGACTTATTTAGGGGATTATATGGGTCAAACACATACACATCCTGGCCGTTCTGGTTCTTCTCTACGCGAATATCATCATCCAGAACGTGTGCGTTTCGCTCGGTATTCGGTTTTACAGTCGGTTTCATGTTATTTATCAAATAATATGAATCCAACAATCTAATAATATATAGACCTAGTTATCTAAATTGTTTACAAAGATCTTTTGCTTTCAATTTTTTGTCTTTTTATAGTATATAATTATGGCTGGTTTAACAACGAGACAAATGACTTCCGCAAATGGTATTCGCATCGGTTCCAACGCAAGCACCAATTATTACCAGGGTGGCGGTGATAAAAAGGCCGGACTCCCTTATCAGATTGGTCGCGACAATTGGTTCTACGCAGCATTGGCCGGCACTGGTTCGCGAAACACTCTATATGACTACGGTTCACCCGTGGTGTTTGGTCTTCGTCACACTAGAAACCCTCACGTGAGTATTTCCCGTCCCATCGGCAGCACTCTGCACCCAGTTCCTTACTGGAGCCTGCATCTCGGTGCTTAAATGCTTTTTCAAAACAATATAACTACGTAATAATGTATTGTATTACAATACATTATGAAAATCGTATTTGATGAGCGTGAAACCACACTCTATGAAAAATATACATCTTTTCAATCGCCCATATCCACCGAAAAACGCGTCATTCCTTTAGGCGACATCCTCTTCTTGGACGACGACGATAAAGAGTTACTCATCATTGAGCGGAAATCATTATCCGATTTAATAGCAAGCATCAAAGATGGTAGATACGAAGAGCAATCACATCGTCTCATCCACGCTTCTGGAATCGAAAGACATCGAATTGTCTATATCATTGAAGGACAGTTCATGCAGCTAAGAACCCCGGCCGAGAAAAAAATCGTATATTCGGCCATGACTTCACTCCAGCTCTTCAAAGGATTTAGCGTAATTCGGACAAATTCTATGGTCGAAACCGCCGAGTGGATTCTGAATAGTTCCGACAAAATTCTGCGCGAACTCGCTCGCGGAAATCAAATGTATTCGCATATCGAAACAACACCCGATGCGCCACCACCTGCATACTGCAGTGTTGTAAAACGCACGAAAAAGGACAATATTACACCTGAAAACATCGGTCAAATATTGTTATGTCAAATACCCGGCATTAGCACAGTTTCTGCAATCGCAATTATGAACAAATTTCACACCATTTCCATTCTAATCGATGAGGCGAAAAAAGACGAAAATTGTATGAATGATATTGTGTGTGAAAGCCGCGGAAAAACACGCAAGCTTGGAAAAAACATCGTTAAAAGTATACTTGAATATTTAGTTTGAGACGGGAGGCGTGTCTATTGGTTGTCTATTTTCCGAATTGGGATAAGTATCGAACTTTAGATTGCTCGGAACCGTCGGTGGTGCAACTGCATTTTCACTATATTTACCCGTCTTTATTTTATCCGCGGTGAATACCGCTCCCCCCCAATTGGAATCCATCGCATTATCACTAATACCATCGGGATTTTGCGTCTTGGTGGAATCGTGAATCTGATCTAGAACCGTATATCTACCAGTGTATTGACTCGTTGGGTCAAATCCATAAGTTCCTTGGTTGAACGGTTTTGTTCGATTCGAATCTACATAGGGCACCGTGGGTTCACCAGAACTGCCTACTGCAGTAGTAGTCGTATTCCCATATAGAGCCACATTTTGAGGCGTCTGAATATATGCCTTCGGCCCAGCGGGCGGCATAAAATTCGGCGATACTTTGGTTGCGTTCTGAAAATAATCTGCTACCGAGCCTAACATGAGCGGGTCGACCGTGATATCATTATTCACCGGACGTCTGAGACGATATACTTCTTCGCCCTGTGCATTCGTTTCTTCCTGCAAGAATAATACAGGACAATCTTGTTTATATACCTCGCGCTGAATTTTTACATAAGCCATATATTGATCTAAATTGTCGAAAAACACGGGATTTTCCTTGGGAACCTCAGGCATATTTTTATTGAATAACATCAGCTGTTTCCCGCGCTTGATTAACAATGTAGGACACATATCCTCTCCTACAGTATCAATTGCCTTACTTGGCGAAGGCGAAGGCGAAGGCGAAGGCGATGGCGACGATACAAGTGCAGCCACTGTACCTCGCATTTCGCCTAATTCATCTTCCGTTTTCGCCCATTTATCGCTTTTACCCATCCAAAATATAAAATAAATACCTGCTAAAAATACAACAATCAATAATATAGTGAGCCCGTATTGATAACTATTTGTCTTTATTATCGGAAACATACTTTTCATGATGCGTTCTATATATTTAGATAGATAGAATAATATACACGGCACTATTTTCTAAGGTAAACATATATGCCGACGCAACCTTCTGTATCTGGCGGTAAAAAAAAAACCAAGGGTAAAAAATCAAATACACTTCGCGGAACCCGTCGCACTCCGCGAGTCGCAACAAAAAAAGTTGTGGTGGGACTCATTTACGCCGACTGGTGTGGGCACTGCAAATCTTTGAAACCGATTTGGAATAAAATGGAAAAATACATCAAACTCGGAAAAGGTCGCAGTTTGCGCAACACCGCGTTTGAATTCGCGCGCATTGGCGACACAACTGAAAACAAAAAAAACGGCATTTCAGTCGAATCTTTGCTAGAACGCCTAAATCTAAAATACTTCCCCGAGGGCGACCAGCGCGTGAGTGCCGACGGATTTCCAACCCTATTCAAGATATGCGACAATAAGTTGGAATATTATTCCGGTGAGCGAACATTCAAACAATTGCTGCGATGGTATACCGCAGATTGCTCTGCTACAATTAGTTTCAATCAATAATATGCGCCATTTCACTTACATGGCGTATATTTCTATTTCAATGATTTATCAATCATTTCTATTATCTTATCGGCGGGCATTTTCACAAACATATCCATTTTATCCAAATCCATGGCGTTGATTATCTTCACTAGAGCGGTCATGCGCTCGGCTGATAACTTCGACAATTCTTTTGTTGTTTCAACCGATAATTTGCTCAAGATGGCTGTTATTTTTTCATCATTTTCATCATTGTCCTTCTTGTCTGGTGTAGATAGCTTATCCATCTCTTTCAATGCATCGTCGTTGCTCATACCAGCCGGTATGGTTATTTCGTTGACTTTTCCATCTGCAGCAGGAGACATACCCTCTACATAGTTACTAAACACATACTTTTGCATCAACATATATACTATCGCAAATAAAACGGCGTGTATACCGGCTATCACGATTAACGGGTATCCCTTGGGAATCTTATACAATACCCCCGGCATGAAAATAAATGCGAGTATAACAGTGGATAGGAATTGAATCATTATATATATACAATCATATTATACAAAATTGATTGATTTCAACATTGTAAATTTACAACAACACAATAATAAACCTAATAAACCTAACTTGCCCATTCTATCTACTATGGAACAAAGGAAAGTAGTCACAGTAAAACGTTCAATCTCCGGCAAATCATTTCGCCTTGTCGATTTTCACGTATATAACCAAAGCAATGAACCCGCATCCGACGAATCTAGTGTAGACAGCCACGACAAAAAACCGACTAAAGGGTTTGAACCCACCAAATTCGTCATCCAAATGTTTGGTATCAACGAAAAGGGCGAAACGTGCTGCGCATATGTTGATAATTATCAACCCTTCTTCTATATTCGGATCGGCGATGATTGGAAACGCGAAGACGCTCTTGAATTGTTACATCACATTCGCGGTTGTGCCGGTCGGTTTCATAGCTCTGCTATCGTCGGAATCGAAATTGTCGACCATCACAAATTATATGGTTTCACCGGTGGGAAAAAACACCAATTCGCAAAAATCACCTTCCTTAATACGGTTGCGATGAACAAGGTGCGCGGTCTATGGTATACCTATTTAACAGAAGAAGAACGACGAGACACGCGCGAATATCGCAGACTGACTCCCATGGTTTTCAAAAACACCACCCTTGAATTATACGAAAGCACTATCCCTCCTCTTCTTCGCTATTTCCATATCCACAATGTGAGTCCGTCTGGGTGGGTCTTCATACACACCACTCGCGCACAAACCCCCGAAACCAAAACTACTACGTGCGATTACGAATTTATTTGCGATATTTCCCACATCAAACCCTTGCCCGAAAAGGAAACCATCGTCCCGTATAAAATATGCAGCTTTGATATTGAAGCAAGCAGCAGCCATGGCGATTTCCCCTTGCCCGTGAAAACATATAAACGTCTAGCCATCAATATTGCCGACGTTTTCATGCGTATGGAAGCATCGTCGCAAAAACTCGATGTAATGCGCGCGAAATTGTTGCTAAAACGCTGCATTCTCACCGCCTTCTCATTCGACAAATTCGAAAATATCGACGTCGTGTATCCGAAAAATATGCCCTCCAAGTCGACGGTAAATTCACTGGCCGATATTTTGCAAAATACACCCATCAAGGGCGTCCATGGCGAAGAAGATAGCAGTCGATTACTCGACCTTGAAGCAATATTTGAACAAATCAACGAACAGATGGGAAACAACGACGAACCATCCGGCGACGGCGACGCGCCCGTTGAAGTCGAATCCGCACCCGTGTGGACGAAAACCCGCACATCCGTGAAAAAACTCGGGAAAACAGAGGAAAAACACACCTTGGTCGATATCTTGCTGAACCCCAAATATGAACGTGATGCGAAAATCCAATACACAAACGAAGTTCTCACGAAAATATTTCCGCGATTGGAAGGAGACAAAGTAACCTTCATCGGGTCAACCTTCCTTCGATACGGAGATGCAGAACCCTATCTAAACCACTGTTTGGTATTGGGTTCATGTGACCCGGTCGCGGGTGCGGTTATTGAAACCACGCAAACCGAGTCAGAACTGCTTCTCAAATGGAGAGAACTCATACAAAAGGAAAATCCAGATATCATCATCGGTTATAACATTTTCGGCTTTGACTACGAGTTCATGTTTCGTAGAGCGCAAGAAAATCATTGTGACCGCGAATTCCTGAAATTATCCAGGAAATGCGACGAGGTCTGTGCTACGGAGGCAGACGGCGAATTATCCATCGAAAATACCAAGATTGTCCTCGCCACGGGCGAATACGATCTTCGATTCTACAAAACAACCGGTCGGCTGCAAATTGATATGTATACCTACTTTCGCCGCGACTTCAATCTCGCTTCCTACAAACTCGACGACGTCGCCGGACAATATATCAGTGATAGTGTAAAACGCATCGCACATACCACTCACGCAACGCACGGTGCAGTCACCGAACTATTCAGTAAAAATCTCGCTGGTCTTCATGTTGGCGATTTTATTCACCTTGAATTGAGCGGATTCACATCCGACTATTACAAGGACGGCAAGAAATTCCGCGTGTTGGACATTGATCGTGAGCGCGAAGTATCTGAAATAATTAAGGGACAAGAATGCACCACCAAATACAATGTGATAGTCATCGGCGGCACCGAAATGGCCAACGAGACTGCTAAAAACATAAAGTGGGGCATGGCCAAAGACGACGTCTCGCCTCAAGACATCTTTCGATTATCCAAGGGATCCGCTGCAGACCGCGCAATTGTCGCAAAATACTGTATTCAAGATTGCAACCTCGTTCATCATCTCATGTCCAAAATTGACGTAATCACCGGATATGTCGAAATGTCCCGCATATGCAGTGTCCCAATCTCATTCCTCGTATTTCGCGGCCAAGGTATCAAACTCACCAGCTACGTCGCGAAAAAATGCAGGGAAAAAGATACACTCATGCCCGATTTGGAGAAATCGTCGTCCGGCGACGGATATGAAGGTGCGATCGTGCTTCCCCCAAAATGTTCCATGTATATGGACAATCCTGTGGCTTGCGTGGACTATGCCTCCCTATATCCATCTTCGATGATTAGTCAGAACTATTCGCATGATAGCAAGGTGTGGACAAAGGAATATGACCTACATGGGACGTTGGTAAAGGAAACGGGCGAGACGGATTCTACCGGGAAATATATCTACGATAATCTCCCCCAATACCAGTATATAGACATCGAATTCGATACTTACAAGATTGTCCGCAAGACCCCCACATCTAGCGCAGTCAAAGTCGTGTCCGGTAAAAAGGTCTGCCGCTGGGCACAATTGCCCGACGACCATAAGTCGGTCATGCCTTCGATTCTGGAGGAGCTACTCAAAGCTCGCAAAGATACCCGCAAGAAAATCAAATCCGAATCTGACCCCTTTATGCAGAACATTTTGGATAAGCGACAACTCGGTTACAAAGTAACGGCGAACTCGCTATATGGTCAATGCGGTGCACGCACATCCACGTTTTACGAACAAGATGTGGCCGCCTCTACCACCGCAACCGGTCGTATGATGATTACCTACGCAAAACGCATGATCGAAGAAGTCTACAAAGGCCGCCTCTTCGAAACGAAAAGTCACGGTCTGGTAAAATGCAACGCAGAATATGTGTACGGCGACACAGACAGCGTGTTCTTTACCATGAATCTCGAAGACCCGCAAACGGGCGCGAAAATTCGCGGACAGAAAGCATTGGATATGACCATTGAACTCGGACAAGATGTGGGTGCACTCTGTTCAAAATTCTTAAAAGCACCACAATCATTGGAATATGAGAAAACACTCATGCCCTTCATTCTCCTTTCGAAAAAACGATATGTCGGCATGCTTTATGAAGATGACCCAAATAAGGGCTACATGAAATATATGGGATTGTCTCTGAAACGCCGCGACTCGTGCGATTACTTGAAAGACACATACGGCGGCATTCTGAATATTCTCATGAAAGAAAATGATATCCAAAAGGCCATCGAATTTCTGAACCTGTCGCTCGATAACCTTATCGCCGGAACGGTTCCTATGGAAAAACTCACCATCACAAAAGCGTTACGCAGCGATTACAAAAATCCCATGCAAATCGGACACTGGGTGCTTGCAGAACGCATTGGTAAACGCGACCCAGGAAATCGCCCCAAACCCGGCGAGCGCATGAAATTCGTATTTATTGTGAATCACGATAAAAAAGCACTCATGGGTGATAAAATAGAAACCCCCGAGCATATATTAGAGCAAAATATACCAATCGACTACACGCATTATATCACTAATCAACTTATGAAACCGCTGCAACAACTCTTCGGTCTAGCGTTGGAACCAATATGGGAACATCAACGCAAAACCGCTGCGATTAAAACGTATCGCAAGGATGTAGCGCGCATAGATACCGAAAACCCGGACATGGAAACCTTTATGAAGAAAAAGGAGAAATATTGTTCCGCCAAGATTAAGACACTTCTATTCGACAAATTCTTAACCCAGATCGAACACAAGCGAACCGGCATGCAAACCATCGGCAAATTCTTTCAATAAGGTGCGTTCGTATTTTAGCCATTATATATATTATTTTTTCTCTTGAGTAATTATAGTATGACTGCTTGGACAGACGCTGTGAAAAAAACGTTTCATATGAATCGCAAGACAAACAAAAACTATCAGTTCAAGAACGCCCTGATGGACGCCAAGAAAATATACAATAAGGGGGCTGGAGTTGTTACCGAGGTAGCGGGACAAGGTTCCGATATGGTGATGAAGATCGCACGCAAGGGATCCCGCACAGCCAGAAAAACGGCAAAGAGCGTCAAGCGTGCCGTGATGGGCGGCAAGAAAAATAAATCCGCAAAGGGCAAGAGAAAGAGTGCGTCTCTCCGTAAGTAAAAATTGAAACCTCGCGATGCCTTGTTTATAATATAATAACTTAGATACATATTATATTATATAGTATAATGTCCCGCCCAATTATCGTGTCTCTTGAAGGGAATATCGGAGCAGGCAAATCCACCTTTCTCGAAAACCTAGAATCTCATTTAGGCAAACGGTCTGGATGGATTTTCCTGAGAGAACCGGTTCACATTTGGGACACGATTCGTGACCAAAAAGGAGATACAATTTTATCCAAATTTTATGCAAACCCCGATAAATACGCATTTGCCTTCCAAATTATGGCCTATACTACGCGATTGCATGAACTGAAACGAATATTGAAGGAAAATCCCCATTGCGTCGGCGTGATTTGTGAACGCTCTCTTGACGCCGACAAACATATATTTGCGAAGATGCTTCACGCGGATGGACTCATTGACGATGTGATGTATGATATTTATGAACGCTACTTTTCCGAATATGAAGGAGATTTCACATTGAATGGTATGATCTATGTAGAAGCAGAACCGGAGGTCTGCTACCAACGTGTCGCGAAACGCTCCCGTGACGGCGAATCCAATATCGAACTGGAATATTTACAGAAATGCCACGAATATCATGGTCGATGGATCCAACACACAAAGACAAGGGTTCTCAAATTGGATGTGAATGATAACGTTGAGGTCTCTGTATTGCAAGGCAAAATGCGCAACTGGCTATATGACGCAGAATCGTTTCTTCGAACATTTGTCGAACAACCGTGTTTCGCAAATGCGAGCGCATAATTATTATACGGGCCTGAGTTTTTGGTCAGTCATTAAGCGTTCGATTAATTCTTCATGGGTAGTAAATGAGGTTGGTACAACCGGTTTAGGAATAGGAGCAGCCCCAGGAACAACAGAAGCAGAAGCCTTAGAAGCAGAAGCCTTAGAAGCAGAAGCAGAAGCAACAGGAACAACAGAAGCAGAAGCAACAGCCTTAGAAGCATCAGGAGTACCCGGTTTAGCCCCGGATTTAGTCGCGGCGCCACAGTTTACAACCTCTCCTCCAGCGGCTACTTCATATTTTTCATTTACCCATCTTACTGTATAGTTCTTTTCATTGATACTTACCACACACGTCGCAATTCGACCCGAATCATAATTGATGCTCGTCACACATATTTTTGAATTATCCATTTACATTATTTAGATACTTTATTCCCGTTTGTATGAACACATTTTTTACTACATTATTATATCTTACAATGGAATTTACAACATGGATGATTGTATATACACCAAATGCCGCACGCGTCGCAAATTATAATCACATGAATCAATCCATTCGCACAAACTTGTTTGTCGCAGTAGACTCTGTCGCAAATTTCAAAAAAACGTCTGATTTCGCCATTGAGAATAAATATAGCACCCGGGGATACGTTGATTCTATCAAAAGTTCTCCCGGAAAATTGGGCTGCAACTTATCCCATCAATTGCTTCTCGAAGAAATTGCGAAAAATAGTCCGACCGACTGGAATTTGGTTTTGGAAGACGACACCTACATTTTTACCCCGATGTTTCTAAAAGACATCGACTATGTATTGCAGGGAGCGGAAAGCTGTGCGTCAAAATATATTCAATTGTATACACACCCTCGCTTCGTCGAACCACAGCGCAAATATAATCGAATCGGCGACAATTTGTATAATATGATGCGCCAATGGGGGACATGTGCCTATTTTATTCACAAAGATGCGATTCCCTTAATCAAAAGCAGGTATCCATTTGAACGAAATATCGATTTCATATATTGCTCGCTGTTGAATGAATTGAGATCATTGTGCTGGCTTTCCCCGTGTGTTCGAACACTGGGTGCAGTGGATTCGTCAGACAACTCGAGCACACTTGGGAGCATTTGCGATAACAAATTCGTTCACGGTGTGGATCGACGCGCATTTGAGAATTGTGGTGAACACTATATTTATAAAAAATATATTCCGAATAAAACACAAGAGGGGGCGGCTGCGCAAAAAATTGTGCGCGAGGTAATCGACGACATGGTTGATACTATGTGCAAGTCCGATTGTGTGGAAAATATTCCTGCCGAATTTGACTAAATATTCCATGAAATACTCGGTATTTTATGGAAATGAAGGGAGACTAGTTTTTGTTGCGCATTTTTCGCTTTTTTGATACACCCTTATTGAACCTCCTTTTTGTGTTTGGTTTGTGGTGACTCTTTTTTCGCGTAGGATTCAGTTTACGTCTACGTCGAGTTGATTTTCCTCCCTTAGGATTTGGGTTCATTTGTTTGATTACATCGTCGATGTTTTTTATTATCGCGTATCTGTTTGATTCGGGAGACAATTTTAGTTCAGGTATTTTTTTTGTTTCGCCGACGGTTTTGCCGTTATAGGCTGCGATCAAGTTGTTAGCCTCGCCGATAACAGTAGCCTTTTTAGCGGTATATTCTGGATTTTCTACTAGGGATCCCTTAATTTTTTGACGAGCCGATCTTTCGGGGAGCATTTTCTTCAACGTTTCAAATGCAGTTATTGCGTTTATATTGGCTACATCCGCTTTAACATCAACTCGTCTTTGTGCGTCTCCTGCTCCTGCGGCTGCTACTACTGGTGCTACTGGTACTGGTGCTTCTTCTTGTCTTTGTGCTTCTTCTTGTCTTTGTGCTACTGGTGCTGCTACTGGTGCTACTGCTCCTGGAACTGGTACTGGTGCTACTACTTGTGCTGCTCTTGCTGTATCATTCTTCGCCGCCTGTCTCGCTTTTATCCCTCGAACTATTGACTGTATTTTTGTCGCCGATTTCTTATTCGATACGTATTTACCGTTTATAAATCTATATTTTTCAGACGTCCCGAGTGTTATTTTATGATCGGTGCTCTGCACATTATCATAACTAGTGTATGATTCAAGTTTATCTTCATTATCAAGAAACTTTACCAACATCATGCGACCGCCGGCTTTTATATTTTTAGAATCGTCATATGGTAAATGCGCCACTATAAAATATTGTCCCTGCAATATCATGGTGTTATCTAAATCCTTCAATATGTTCGGTAAATTGGCGCCAATATTGTCCGGAGTCAAATTGGTTACCAGTTTCATGTTCCTTTTAATCGGGGTCTCGGATGTATTTATTCCTTTGCAATCTATTTTCACTGTTCCTGAATAACCTAGCACGTATTGCAGGTCACATATAGCATGTTGACCATCTTCTTTATCGTCTATATTGATACCTGCATATTTATCCATTTGTTCCTTTATTTGTTCGGTAAATTCTTTTGTTCCGATTGTATCTTTTTTTGTTGGGTCGATTCGACCTATTATATTGACCGTATTATCTACTATATTCATAACTATATTATGAAGATACTTTATCGTTGCTAAAGCTTGTAAACTATTTACTTTCGTTTCGGATATGAACGATTTTTTCTTGATGCACCACTTCTTTTCCTTTTTATAGTTATCGGTTTCTTGGAAGACCCCATTTTACGTTTTCTACGGGCGGATTTAGCGCCACCCATTGTACGCATAGGTGTAGGTTTTTTTTCTTTTCCACCAATAGTCATATTTTCGTCTAACAAATCGACAAGGAGTTGCGACAAAACCATGTTAGCGTCGTCAGTTGTGGTAACTACACCGTCTTTTACGCTGAAACTTTTAATATCCGTATCACTATTGCCGTAACGTATAAAACCGGTACCTTGTAGTTTGAGGGCGTCGGCGGCTGCTCGGGTTGTCTTGGCGGTGGTGGCCAATGCGGTATCGGTGGCGGCGGCGTCGGCGGCATCTTTTGCGCTTTTAGCTGCGGCTTCGGCGGTGACCAAGGCAGGTTTGTCTACGGGCGTGTATTTGAATAATAATTGGAATCTTTGACCGCCCATCCACCCCCCAACGGGTATTTTGGTACCCAACCTCTTATAATTTTCCTTTTTAGTGCTTTTCCATTTTGTCTCCGCCAATTTAACAATTTGATTATACATTTCTTCAGCAGCAACTGTATCCGTAAGTGCAATTGCAGTCAATGATCGATTATTTTCAAGAGTGTTGTTATCATTATCCGATAATCTATATACCCAACTTATTGGTGTGAATTTATCAGGGGTTGTTTTAATTTCACCTTTCACGCCAGCATACATTTTAGCGGTTCCGTTTAAAATATCGATAGCCGTGTTACTAGTCATTGCAGTCCCCGTTTCGTCTTTTTTTGTAAGAATACCTGCAATCGCAATTGCGTGACTTCCGCCTGCATTTTTATATCCAGTACTTAATTCGGGAAGTGTAATCGCAGCAGTAGCAGTAGCAGTAGCAGTAGCAGTAGCAGTAGCAGTAGCAGTAGCAGTAGTAGCAGTGTTAATAGCAGCCGCAATAGTGGCGTTTGTAATTATCAAATCAACAGCATCAGCATCACTAGTAGTGGCTGCAAACGTATTTCTATCCATAGTAATGAGAGCCGCTTCGAATTCATCTCTCGTTAATATATTAATGCTGCCTTCGTCAAACAATGCAGTGGCGACCGACTCGTACGTAAGCGGATTATTCATTGTAAAAAGGTTTCTTCCCAGTACCTCCTCAATATCATCTGCTGTTATTGGTATTGCCGCCATTATACTTTTATACAATATCCAGATAAATTATTTATCTAAATATGTTAAATGAAACTCTCTAAAAGCAGTCAATATTTAACTTGGATCAACATAGCCACGTTCGTCGCTATTTGCGTCATTTTCGCCAGTTTTTACGTAATCATTACAAAATATCTAGCCTGGAAAATGGCCGAATTTCCAAAAGAGCCTTTTTCCATTGAATCCTTCTTCCGTAAAAAAACCGGCATAGGCATCGTCTCTATGATGAAAGAACCGAAAAACATCGAAACATGGCTAGCCAAACACCGCGATCTTGGAATCCGGTATTTTTACATTCGTTTAGAAGAAACTCCCGACCTAGAGCTCTTTCTAAAGGGTCAACCCGATGTGACCGTCATGTCCGGGAAATCGTCCGGCGTAAACGAATATGAAGATATTCAGAAACGTCAAGATGCCTGGGTAAATGAGGCCTTGCAAATGGCCGCCTTGGACAATCCACAAGTAACTTGGCTAATCCACGTCGATGCCGACGAAATACTCCAAGGTGACTTGAATCAAATCGCATCTTTGCCCGAAAACGTCCGCACATTCTGGATGCAAAACCACGAGGCGAAATATTCCAAGATTCCATCGGAAGCAGACAACTGTTTCGACGCATCTATCTTCGTAGATTGTTCGAAACAACCAGACAAATGCGTAAGCTATGGAAACGGGAAAAGTGGTGGGCGAGTAGCACCCGACGTTACCGCAAATGGCCCCCATCGCATGAAAACAAGCATTCCAAATTCCCCCATGCCCAAATTATCCGACGTATTCGTCCAACATTACGAAAGTTGCGATTTCGAAACCTACAAAAAGAAATTCAAACACCTGTCCGTCCAAGATAAACAAGTTGATATACCCTTCCCGTATTACAATGAATCAATTGCGGCCTGTAAACGAGACGATGACGAAGCCCTACGGCGAATTTATACCAAGTATCGGATAGTAGAATAATGCCTTACAAAATTGATTTTCGTGTCTAGCCATAATACACCAATATACTAAGTCAAATATGACCACATTTATTGAAAAACCCAACCGACGTCGAGTGATGGTATTCGACGTCGAGACAACCGGGCTCCTACCCAAGAACCGAGCTGGAGTTCCATTGAGCGATTTCCCCCATATATTGCAAATTAGTTTTGTGATATTCGATACGCAGTATTGGCGCGTGGTCAAATCGGTCGATTTGTATATCAACGTTCCGTCCACGGTCGAGATTTCCGAGAAAATCACTGAACTCACCGGCATTACACGCGAAAAATGCGACCAAGGCACTACCATTGCGAACGCCATGCTCGAATTTCAGAAGGAATATATGCTCTGCAACATGATTGTCGCACACAATATTCAGTTTGATCGAGACATGATTCGCGTCGAGATGGCGCGACAAAGCGAATCGCAAACCTTTGATACCAGTATGATATTCAACGACGAGTTTGAAAAAACGTCAGGCAAGGAATTGTATTGCACGATGCAGATGGGTCGCAAAGTATGCAATCTCGAGCGCAAGACGAAAGAGGGTCGGGCATATTTGAAGAGTCCGAGATTGATTGAGCTATACGAACGATTGTTTGGTATGTCTCCCCAGGATTTACACAATTCTCTCGTAGATACCTACGTATGTCTACGCTGTTTCGTAAAATTGCGGTTCAAATTTGACCTTTCATTGGAAATGTTTCCAAATATTCAATTTCGACCCGTCGCACTCCCTGCTACGTAATGTCGTCTTATGGGGGCGGGAGAGAGGGATGTTTTTTTCCGGGGGTACTATAACATGTTGAACAAAGACCAAAGCAAACTATACTTTTTGATTGGATGCATTCCGATGAGAATCGGACTCGCAGTAGTCCCACTGTATTTAGATAGAACCTGGCTGCAATATTATAGTATAATTCTATTTACCATTGCCCTTGGATTATTTTATTTGTATTTTACCAACCAACGCCTAGATGCAGCAGAAGCCGGTGGAAACACGTGGTGGGCAAATTATCGCATTTTACACGGTTCTCTTTATTTGACCGCAGCCATATATGCTTTTATGAAAAGTCAATTGGCTAGCGTCGCGCTATTCTGCGATGTTCTTCTTGGAATTGGATTATTCATACATCACCATTACATCCAGTGATTATTCTATCGAGTGTCTGAATTGACGGAAGACATTTTGTCCTTTTTGAAAAATATATAGAATTACATCGCGTATAAGATACATGGGAAATATGCTTAGACGTGAAATCGCACCGCCCCAGTGTCTGATTTGTCGAGACGAAATAACCGTTACCGATATTAGTGCATCTTGTTTAAAATGTAATATACACATGCATCCTAGTTGCGAGGCAACATATCGCGGCAGTAAAGATTATTGTAAATGTCCTAATTGTATGACGGTGGGTTTTATTACCGCAACATATCCCCGACATAGAAGGGTAAGATAAGGGTGGGTTTATATTTCGTGAAATTCGGATTTTTACGAAATGTTACAGAGATGCAGCAAAATAGTAATTCTACTGTGGGAAAGTTCCCACAAGGGTCTAAAAACTATAAGAAATAAATAGTTGAAAGTTTTTCAAAATGGAACTTTTTGGATTATTATAAAAAGTTCCAAAAAGGAATATTCGAGGATCTTTATATTTCGCGATTTTCGGATTTTACGATTGTTACCAGAATGCAGTCGTTTGCTATTTTGAAATGTCTGATGACTGCACAACATTTTTTAATGAAATGGCGCGGAATACGTTTAGGCATTTTTTCTCTTCGTTGAGTATACAACGAAGTCACTAACAAAACATGCCGAAAAATGCCGAAAAATATAATTGTGAATTATGTAACTTTGTATGCAGCAAAAATAGTAATTATACTAAACATCTATCAACCGTGAAACATCAAATACGAAGTAATACATACGATAAAATGCCGAAAAATGCCGAAAAATATAATTGTGGATGTGGAACTACGTATAAACATGCCTCATCGTTATGGAATCACAAACAAAAATGCAATTTACTAGCAACTCCAGAAGTGAAGAAAGATAAAACCATAGAGCCACTACCGAATAACAGGGACGTTGTGATCGAAAAGTTAGTAGAAGAGTTAACAGCAGAGCGAGCCGAAAAGAGTGAAATGAAATCTATGTTCATGGTGATGATGGAAAAAATTCAAGAAATGCAGCAACAAAACCAAGAAATGCAAATGAAAAATAATGACTTAGTAAATAAAGTGATCGATGTGATTCCAAAGATGGGAAATATCACCAATAACAATACGACCAACAACAACACTCTCAATTTCTATCTAACAACTACCTGCAAAGATGCAGAATCCATCCACGATTTCACAGACAGATATGTGAAGCAATGTACCAAATTTTTCATGGAAAATTATCGAAGCATCGCAAATAACCAAATGTGTTTAGCGACCAACGTTTACAATATAATGTTTACATGTTTGAAAGAAAATCCGCAATACTTAAATTTTATTCAAACAACCGACGTAAAAAATGGAATTCATTATGTAAAAGAGAAAAAGAAAGATAAAGATCGACAGTTATACGGAGAAGCCGAGTTTATCAAATATGTGGATGGTTTTGAAAGAGCGGGAGCCAGCATAGGACACGCGATAAACAAGGCGTTTGTGCCGTTACAGTCCGAATTTAGTAAAAAATTGGAGTTAGAGGTAGGAAGACCGCCGAATGAAGATGATTATGAAGACGAAGAAGAATACGAAGATTTATTGGATAAATACAAACAACGTAAATCTGAATCAGGGCGCCATTTGAACAAACACATATTCAATGCGATGAGTTTATTCGATAGCAGTTCACGCAAAATGGAAATACTCTCGAAAACGCGAAGAATAAAAAATGCGAACGATGCATAGATTTGACCCGTAATAATTTACAGGTCGAAACACTGAACCGTATTGCAATGTTCGCATATTACAACTACCCCCGATGGGTGACTATAGACCATGGGGTGATTTTGGGCAATGCAATCCTGGTCTTTCCAGTTGCGTTTGTAGACATCGACGAGATCGGCCGGCACACATCTCACCGATTTCATGAATTCAATGTCCAATGTATTTCTCGGGTTTCGCGATATTGTCCACGATATTTCCATACCATTGGCCGCACTCAATGTATGGGTTCGACACATGGGGCAACTGTGGTTCCATCCTTCGATGCAGCTCGCATGAAAGGAGTGCGTGCACTTCCATTTTTGTATTTTGGGTAATGTTGTGTTTGTTTCCAAACATACACAACACAGTTCTGTATTTATTTCCTGCATTTTGAACGATTTTTGCATTGAATAGTGATACAAAAAGCCTTTCAATTTTATCACCTAAGCAAATTCCTATCATCTATTTGTTTGTATTGAGAATGTGTTTGGCTTTGATTATATCATTTCCTATATTTTTTATGTGTATTGATTCGTCTGACCAGCACCGAGCACAGTAACTTTTACTAAGGTTCCATTGAGGAACTACGTCGGGTAGAAACCCGTTGAATAGACGTTCCGCTCGAGTTTGATGGAAATCTGAGGTGGTAATAACAAACGTGGGAAGATCGTCTTGCATGAAGGTAGAATTAACCCATCGTTTCAAATAGGCAAAATTCTCGGCGGTATTGGTGGCTTGTTCGTCGAGAACTATTTCCACGTGATTCATCGATATTTTATCAAACGCGCCGGCTGCCTTGGATGCTTCTGATAATACGTTGTCCTTGTCGAATATAGCGTTTTTAACACCGCCTGATATGAATAAAACGATGGGTCGATCGTTTGAATTTTGAATATATTGTATAGCAGCCGAAACGCGTTCACTTAGAATGCGTTCATCGGCAGAACCTAATACAACTAAAACATCACGGGATGCGGACAAGCAAGCCGTGATGTGAATGAGAATGAGGATTGCAACTGTATACCCGAACATTGTAGCATCAAATAATATGATTTACGAATAAGATGAGATATGCTATAACAAAAAAAGCTTTTCAATTTTATAGCAAATCGAATATTTTATCATTGATGTCCCTATATTTCGAGTAAGGTCTGCAACAATGATAATCACTAAATTTTCCGGTTTGAATGTGTGAGATCGTCGTCGTCGATAAATTAAATTTCGGAGATCGGTCTAGATAAGGGTATCGGTCTAAACGGTTGTATCCCGTCTGTGCATCATCAAAAATAACCATCTTATTTGTTCGATTATTCCATTTCATTACGTATTTATAAAACTCGCGTTGGTCGGTAGACCAGCCAGCCTTGTTATGTCCATCCACATAGGTTATTCTCGAATATACTGCTCTTATATGTTGATGTATGTCTTCGATCGTCGATATAGAAAAAATATCGCCCCATGTTGTATTTCGAGCCACATTATAACACATGGCTATCTCTAGGTTCTGTAATAACACGCTACGTAAATAGACGAATTTGTCGTCGTCAACATTTTGAATATTAGACGTGTAATACGTTCGGTTCATAGGTAACATATCCATATCGGTTATCATGATACCATTCTTGTAATTCAATATAGCCGGGTATAGCAGCCGAATATACTGACTTATAAATGCGGTTGATATACCATCAAATGGTGGATACAATATAATATTTGCGGTATATTCGTGAAGTTCTGGTGGAACTACGTGAGATATAAGGACAATTTTTACATCTACATTGGGATATAACTTATTCCATGTTTTTACAAAAATGGGAATAAATTCCATATATGTAGGGTTTGTATTGCATGCAGTCAACACACAGTCGAGTTTCATATCAAATACACATTCTGCCTCCAATTGTTTATATGTTTTACGTTTTGATTTCAATTACGCGGAACATGTATCACATACTTCATTTTCGGATTGCTTGGGTTTCCTGGGTTCAATGGTAAACTGTTGTGCTTGGTGGCGTCCACGGCGGCGTAGATAATAAATACCGGTTTTGAGCCCTTTCCCCCATGCGTAAAAGTGCATTGACGTGAGCGCGCCGTAATTGGGGTCTTCCATCCATAGATTCAGCGATTGACTCTGACACACAAACGCGCCTCGATCGGCCGCCTGATCAATGAGTATGCGCATAGGTATTTCCCACACGGTTTTGTATTTTGCGCGTATTTCGAGGGGGATAGTTTCAATATGTTGAATGGAACCGTGGTTCGCAATAATGTTGTTTTTGATCTGCTCATTCCACAATCCCAACGCCAATAGGTCCTTCATTAGATATTTATTCGCCATGATAAATTCCCCCGCCAAGGTGCGGCGGCTGTAAATATTCGACGTAATTGGCTCGATACATTCATTGTAGCCGAGTATTTGCGATGTGGACGCGGTGGGCATGGGTGCGAGTAACAATGAGTTGCGCAACCCATATAGTTTGATTTGTGCTTTCAATGAACTCCAATCATAACGGTCTTTTGTCGGAGTCACGCCCCACATATCGTATTGCAATATCCCCTGACTCGCGGGCGAGCCATCGAACGACTCATACCGCCCGTCTTCCTTCGCCAATTCGCACGATTGTTCCAAGGCCGCGTGATACATGGTTTCGAAAATGAGTCGATTTAGTTCCCGCGCTTCGTCGGAATCAAATGGTATGTTCATTTGAATATACGTGTCGGCCAACCCTTGGACGCCAATACCCACCGGTCGATGTTTCATATTGCTGACCCGCGTTTTGCTTGTGGGATAATAATTGCTATCAATCACACAATTCAGATTATAGGTTACTACTTTTGTGACTGCGTGGAGTTTATCAAAACAATAGGTTGGCTTTGGGGTGGAATGGTCGATGAACGCCGGAAGTGCGACACTGGCTAGATTGCAAACGGCCGTTTCTTCCGGTGTAGAAACTTGCATGACTTCTGTGCACAAATTGGATGATTTGATGATGCCCACGTTCTTCTGATTCGATTTCTTGTTCACGGCGTCTTTGTAACACAAATACGGTGTTCCGGTTTCCATTTGGGCGTCTAAAATCTGAAACCATAGTTTGCGTGCTTTCATGGTAATCCGACCCTTGCCTTCTTTTTCGTAGTGGGTGTATAGTGTTTCAAATGCATCTCCATATACGTCGGATAATGCAGGACATTCATCTGGACACATCAGCGTCCAGTCACCGTCTGATTTTACGCGCTCCATGAAAAGATCGGGTATCCACAAGGCGTAAAATAGGTCGCGGGCTTTGAGTTCTTCGTCTCCGTGATTCTTTCGCATTTGTAGGAATACTTCAATGTCTGCATGCCAAGGTTCCAAATACATCGCAAAACTGCCGTTGCGCTTTCCGCCTCCATTGTGCACTATCCCATTATGAATCATGTAATTGTGTTCATTTTTCAATTGCAGGTCATATACTACCCCCTTGTATACGGTTTCCTCGATGTTTTTTACGCGAGTGAAGACCAGATTTTGATGCCGGAAGAATTTGAAAAAGTTGCCGGGTTTGTATTCCGATCCCATTAATTCGCATATTTCGACGGTTCTTGGAATTCTCAGACAATATGCGATTACCTTGTTCTCAATGATACCGTTACGGGTTTCGTGGTTTTCTCCAACACGGTCTCGTATATATCCACTCGTTAGAATACCATTTCTCAAACATAAAAACCGAACACTTTCGATCAGGTTCAGCGACGTGCTATCGAAAACTAACTCTTTTTCGCCATTACACCCATCGGTTTCAATCAATCCTCGTAAAATAGCGTTGGATTTTACAATTGGTAAATTCAGCCATTTTGGTAATATTCGTTTTTCTTTATTTTCATCGTAAAAATCATTGTATCGGAAAGGCAATTCTAAATGTCGGTTCCAACGAATACGTGTAGTATTACCATCGACAGTGATATTCGCTTGTATAGAACGAGATTCTAGATATTTGATTACAAAATCGCGTGTATCGGTCTTATTTTTTGTATGTAAGGATATATAGCCGGTGCTCTCGGTTGAGCGATTCATGCATCCGTCGCCTAATATAATACCATACATTCTGCAGTCGTCTATAGATATAGATTCAACGTCTGCTTCAAATGACGGAATTGAATAAGCGACCATATCGTTTTCCCCCACATCTTTCGCATCAACCCATTCTATTTGTGCGAGTCCCTTCTCCAATCGGTTTTGTATGACTGAATAATTCAGTCCTTTTGCTTGGTTGCGTAATACATACATTGGATGTTCCGGTGTAATTTTCAACGGAAAAATCGAATGCATTGTATTCATTTCTAACATTTTGCCTTCGTATGAATATTCCAATACATTTTCGATGACTTCCGATGTGCCGTGTATATTATAAGACGATGTTACGCCGCGTTCACAGTGCTGAATTTGCATTGCCCCCTGTGTAGTATATACAATTGTTTCTGGGTGAAGGCACTGGTCAACATATTTTGCGGTGTTATTATACACTCGTAACATGGGAACAATCCCGTTAGATGTTCCATTCGTTCCGCGAATATGACTACCTGTCGCACGAATATTATGAATATGCAAGCCGATTCCGCCAGCCCATTTTGAAATATTCGCGCAGTCATTGAGTGTGTTATATATCCCCGAAATACTGTCGTCTTCCATGGCGAGTAAAAAACACGACGACATTTGTGGGCGAGGTGTTCCTGCGTTAAAAAGGGTTGGAGTGGCGTGTGTGAAATATTTCAAAGACATGTAATCGTATGTTTGGCGAACGCGTTTCAGATTGAAACCGTGAATGCCGAGCGCAACGCGCAACCACATGTGTTGTGGTCTCTCTACGATTGTTTGATTTACTTTCATTAAATATGCTCGTTCCAAGGTTTTGAATCCGAAAAAGTCGATTAAATAGTCGCGCGAATAATCACACATGGCGTCCAGCTCGGGTGCATGGTTTTGGACTATATTATGCAAATCGTCTGAAACCAATGGTGCACGTTTTCCACGCTTGTCTGTGAAATTATATAACATTGCGACCACTTCGGAAAAGGTCCCCGACGTGTTTTTTTGATGATTCGATACGACGATGCGACCGGCCAATGTACTATAATCGGGGTGGGTTGATGCGAGAGACGCACACTGTTCGGCCGTGAGTTCGTCGAGCTGGGTGGTCGAAATACCGTCAAACAATTGGTCAATGACTTTCATAGCCAAGGTGGTATAATTAATCTGTATTCCGGCCTCTGCGCCCGTGTTTTTTATGCGCTGCAATATTTTGTCGAACGATACGGTTTCGCGTTCTCCATTACGCTTAACCACATACATTTCGTTCTCCTCTGCAAATGACGCCATCTTACTGTATTTGTATTTATTCGGTTATATTATTTATGTCGTTTTCATAGAACGACATAAATGCGAAGACGTGAAAATATCGGTGTATATTCTATAGTTGAATTATGAGATATCGTGCGCTTAAGAATGAAATAAATACGTTTTTTGATAAAGGGGCTTATAGTGGTCATACAACATGTATGTCACCAGTTAAAACGGCAAAACGGCACGCACAAACTCGTGCAGATTTTCTTTCAAAGAGGAGTGTTGAAGGCGAATTAGTAGCCGCTATGCATGAGTGCAAGGTAGACGACTCTATATGTGAACAAGAATCGCAGGTCTTGGGGCAATAATTCATTTAGGCAATTTAGTTTTTTGGGAGATATTGGTTCAAATATGTATTGACTGAAAAAAATATACGTTTTCTGTGTAATAACATGCCCTTTACTCGAGTTTTACCAGACACACCCCTCCGACCACCGGCAAATTCTTGATTTGCTTTGTATCGCAGCCTCCTTCGCCGTCGACCACCTCCAATTTCATCAGTTTCTTTTTTGCCGCGCGATGTTCGTAACCGGTTTCACGTTCATTCAAAATCGTATTCCATGTGTCTGCAATCATGGGTTGCACACATGCAAACCACATGCGGTTTCGCTCGACCAATATACATGAAATTTCATCTAGATACCAATATAGGGTAGTATATAATGACCACGACCGGCGCATTTTGGTGCGAGTCGATTCAATCCAATCGTTAATGGATTCCCTGTTTACCGCGACGTCCAGCGGCATATATACATACTTGGGCGCGCCGGAATATTGTTGCGCAAGTGGATATCCACCTTCGCCTTCGTTAGATGCCCCGCCAATACTGACGCGTTCTACAAAATAGAGAATCACGCCGCGATGTTCGCGCGGGTCTGCGTAAAATGCATCTTCGTCTTCGTATTCTTTGAATCGCGTCTCTAGAAAATCGCATTCGTCTAGGTCACACGTCTCCATTTGGATTTGCATTTGCACCCAATATGCTTTTGAAGGAACCGTAATGTCGCGATTTACAATGTTTTTAATTTCCAACATCCTGCCGTAACGATCCGACGACGGGTCTGTGATGATTCCATCGGGCGATGCCCCAATATATGCATATTGTGGGTGTTGGATGCATCCAAAATCTTCCACTTTTGATTTATACAGTTTTTCGTATAACATGACCGACAACGGTTCGTATTTTTGCCCCCAATGCATAGGACTGGTTGTATTTACATGTATAACACCCATACAGTCACTATCTTCTTTCAGAGGAAGGCATTTCTCGTAAATCAAACTGTTGCGCAATGCTTCTGAACCAAATACCTTGTATAAATTGGATGCGGTGATTAGACCGTGACGAAATTCATACCATTCCGGTGTTCGTTGTTCGGGCTGTGGTATATCTCGAATCTTGGATATTTTGCACGCCATGTCCGATTTGCTCACACATAATCTCGATTCTGTCTGTAGAATCGATCGAAGTGGGACATGAGTGTTCCAGTTTCGACTCATTTGAAAATAGTCGTCAATAATATGACTGATAAACTCGCGGACATCGTCGTAATCGTCTTCCGGGTCATCGTCGTCTTCGCCGTGACTACACAAATCTGCGTCTGACCATAAATCAAATAGTGACGCGGTAATGTAGTCGACCATCTTGGTGTGAAATGCGGGTTCCTGCATATCGAATATGTTTTCGCGAATATATTCGTCTGTTAATTCATACACCGTGGTCGTCATTTCGACCACATCGTCGTCGCCGAGAGTGTCTATGAATGGTTCTTTTGGCTCGCGCACACCGGTTAGCAACGATAGAATTTCGTTGAAGAAGGGCGTGGCGAATTCGCTGAATGCCCCCATTTCAGAGTCTGTTGTAGATATAGAATCTTCTTCCATTGATGAATAATACAAACCGTTTGTTTGTATTGTTTTACAATCAATTTTCTTCTGCGACGATTTCGGTAACGCGCTTGGGCGTGAGCGATTTCAATGTCGAAACACGCTTTGTGTCTAATATACGTAATGTAAAATTGTGTTTGTCTGTATTAAAATGCAGTGCGGGAATGCCGGTCAATTCGCGCGATTCTTTGTCGTATGCTACATCCTTGGTCTTTAATAATTTCCCCTTCTCCAAGCAACTTATGAAAAATTGCTTCAAACTTTTGACCTCCTTTACGGGCAAACATTTCTCCTTGCCGTATTTTTCAGCATAACAATGCAACTTCTGTATTTTGACCGTCTTGTCTAACTTATTCCACGGCTCCGTTTTATTATGTTGTTTTTCGGTTTCAAGCAATGTGTCTAGCGCATTGATATTCATTGTTGACGCGGGTCCAGTCTGGATTCCAGACAACCCTGGAATGAAGGGGGTCGAAACCGAGACTGGTTGTGGTGTGACCACGCTGTTTGTAGGGGCGTCAGATTGTGTAAACATAGTTATAGTCCGTTCCTTTATATTATATACCCTATTGTATCTATCTTCTTTTCAAATGTAATATATAAGTTTCAATAAAATATACGGTTGGGTTATTTACATAGTAACATTCAGATTTATATATGACGTATCATCATACGAACCGAATAAAATGAACGATACTACAAAGACTTTAGTCATTCCAATTGAAACTATGTCCAAGAAGACGAAAAATGTAATCGTCGAAAAGCCACGAAAACACCGCATTGTTACCCAAACCGCGAAATGGTCGGATATTTCGGGCAATTTGGTCGAAGAAGAGGACTCTGGATTGCATATTCTCTTGGATATGGGTGAAGATGAAGGCGTATCCAAGATGATCGCGCAACATATTCGAACCAAGATTTGTGGATACGCCGCACAAGACCGGTTCAAAAACCTTTTTTCCGAGGGGGAATTTGTGAAATTCCAAGATGTCTTGGACCTATTCAAGACATCTGAGTTGAAATGTTATTACTGTAAGGAAAAAACAATGGCCTTGTATGAATATGTGCGTGAACCCAAACAATGGACTTTGGAACGCTTGGACAATTCCAAGGGGCATAATCGCGATAATGTGGTATTGGCTTGTTTACAATGCAATTTACGGCGTCGCACTATGGCTTCGGAACGCTATGTGAAAACGAAGGAAATGTCCAAGATTGTTAAGATGGGGTGATGGATTATAGAAATTATCAGTATCCCGAAAACCCCGTAGTTTTAAGAGCCACATGAAGTTTGTTTACCTCCTCCGGAGTCAGCGGTTTTGTTTTCTTCCCCAATATATCATTATATTTTTTAGTTTTAGCATCTAATATTGGTCCAATGCGAACATAATCATTATATTTTTCAGACCCGACAACAGGGTTTTTATTGTTCTGGTCTAGCATATACCGCAATTTATTACCACTATCATATAATTCCTCGATCATTGCATATTTTTTACCCTTGCACTCAATATCAGGACACTCCAGTGACGATTCGGGTAGTTGGGTATATATATTGATTAGTTTGGTCAAAGTAGGCATTTTTGGTTGTTCGGCAATGGGTTCGGAGAGTGTATATTCGTCAATAAAATATGTTTTATAATATTCATTAACATCATCAATGAATAAGTCAGCTACTTTCTTGTTTTCTTCGAGGGATTTCCTTGTTTCAAATGGATTTATAGATTGAAATGACCAAGCTTTAAATAACCCCCCTCTTAATTTGCGCTTATTAACTTTCGGTGTTCCTTTCTTACTCCCCCTGGACTTCTTTTTCAAACCCTTGGATTTGTTCTTCTTCGAACTCCGATTTTTCCGAGTATGGTGCATTTTATAATATACGCACAAAACAATCCTTACTAAATGAATATAAATGTAGTCTTACAATTACATAAAACAACATGAATACAGAGACGACTCAATCCTTCTCACCCCCTGTAATCACCGCATTGCATACAAATATAAAACAAAAATTGGACGGATTCTTGGCTTCCAATCGCATTCCACATTTGCTCTTTCACGGTGCGTCGGGAACAGGTAAGCGCACATTGGTGCATGATTTCGTGAA